GAAAAGCGTTGCTAAATTAGGCAAGCAACTAGCAGGAGTCTTTGCTGCATCTAAGTTATACGCATTTGGTAAGCAGTCAGTCAAAGCATTTGCAGCTGATGAGAAGGCTGCACGATCATTAGCGTTAGCCTTAGCCAATACAGGCAACGCCTTTGCTTCAATCGAGGTTGAGAAGTTTATTGGTGATTTACAACGCGCTACTGGCGTTCTTGATGACAACCTTCGCCCAGCGTTTAGAACACTTCTTACAGCTACAGGTGATGTTAAGAAGTCACAAGACGGCTTAGCTTTAGCCCTTGATATTGCCGCAGGTACAGGAAAAGATTTAGGTGCTGTATCAATGGCACTTGCAAAGGCTTATGGTGGGCAGACAACAGCCCTTAGCCGTCTAGGTGCAGGCTTATCTAAAGCCACTCTCGCATCTGGTGATTTAGATTTAATTACTAGCGAACTAACAAAGAAGTTCTCAGGTCAGGCATTAGCTGCTGCCGAAGGCTACTCAGGAGCAATCGCTAAACTCACAGTTGCATCCAACAACGCTAAAGAGATTATTGGCAAAGACCTTCTTGATGCTATGCAGCTGGTTGCAGGAGAAGAAGGCATTGGTGGAGCAACAACCGCAATGGAAAGTTTTGCCACTCAAATTGGTAATGCAATCTATGGTATTGGTGTTCTTACAAAAGCAATCAAATCTATACCAGGTGCAGGATTCATTGGTGATGTTTTAGCCGCTGGTACTCAGATTTCAGGCATTGGACTTCTTTCAAGATTAGGTGCATCAAGTAAAGCGCGTTCAGCAGGTACTCCACAGCAATCGCCTGGACAACGCAAAGCCATCGATAAAGCCAATGCCGATGCTCTTAAATTACAGAAACAGCAAAACTCACTAAAGACAATCGATAACGCTTTAACAACTCGCAAGATTACCCTTACAGCCGATCAACAGGCTTTAGAAGAACTCAAGAAGAAGTTTGATGTTGAGCGTATTGGACTTTATGCAGCTCTAAATAGTGCTACTGATTTAGAAACTCAAATGCGAATCAAATCTTTGATTGCTATTCATGACAATGATGCCGCCCTTGCAGGCAAAATTAAAGCAGAACAAGCTGCTGCTGAGGCGACAGGTTTATTTGCTAGTGCTGCTCGACAGGCTGCCTTACTTCTTCAGACTTCATATTCAGCAGGACTAAGTTCATTTAAGCAATCTGAAATTAATTCTTTAACACAGGGCAATACAACAACACCTAATCCTTTAACTCAAGCACCACTTCCAATGCCTTCTTCACCATTAGAGTCTTTCAGACAAAATGAGGCAAAATACGCTAGTGCTTCATTCCCAACTTATATCATTAACGCTTCTGGCATAGGCGACCAACAGATTGCATCAGTAGTTCAAGGAGCAATCCAAGACCTCAATAGATACGGAAGTTCAACCACTTACGCTGGAGCAATCTAGTGGCAGTTCCAACAATTAATGTAACAATAAACTTTTCAACTGGCGCATCAAATGCTCAAGCAATGCTATTTGACATTGGTCATCTCGATACAAATGTCTTTGCTGATTCAGCAGGGCTTGTAGTTGATGTATCTAATCAAGTAGATAAATTAAGCACTAAGCGCGGCAGAGATGCTCAAGCAGACCAATTCCAAACAGGTCAATTAAGCCTTCGGATTGTAGATCAGAATGGTGATTTTAATCCACAAAATACTACTAGTCCTTATTATGGTTATCTTGACCCAATGCGTAAGATTCAAATAACTGCTACTTGGAACTCAGTCACCTATCCTATTTTCTCGGGCTTCATTACTGGTTACTCAACAACAACCCCTAAGTTCACAGGCGATATTGTTTATACAACCATCACAGCTGTAGATGCCTTTAGACTTGCACAGAACGCTCAGATTTCAACAGTCACAGGAGCTACTGCTGGTCAGTTATCAGGTGCTCGAATAGGCAAGATTCTTGACGCAATCTCCTGGCCTGCGACTATGCGTGACATCGATGCCGGACAGACAACTATGCAGGTTGATCCTGGTACGGCTAGAACAGCCCTAGAAGCAATGCAGACGGTTGAACTATCAGAGTATGGCTCTTTATATGTCGATGCTTCTGGAAACTTTGTATTCCAAGACCGTTTATTTACCACCAACAGCGTAAATCAGACTCCAGTTGTGTTTAAGGATGATGGCACAGCTATTGGCTACTTCAACGCGGTGTGGGTTCTTAACGATGTCCTAATCTATAACTCAGCGCAAATCACTCGCACAGGCGGCACGACCCAAACTGCATCAAATGCAGCATCAATCAACAAATACTTTCTTCATTCCTATAATCAGCAAAACCTTCTCATGGAAACTGATGCAGTTGCTTTGGATTACGCTGGGGCTTATGTGGCATCTAGAGCCGAAACAAAAACTCGATGCGATGCGATTGTTCTTGACCTTTACACAGACAACTATGATGCTGGAATTACAGCAGCTTTAGACCTAGAATTCTTTGATCCAGTATCAATCACCACGACTCAACCTGCTGCGGTTGGAACATCGACACTATCAGAGATTTTCCAGGTATTTGGTGTAGCTCACGATGTTACCCCAAACTCCTGGAAAACTACGCTTACAACGCTTGAACCTATCATTGATGGGTTTATACTAGGAACATCATTATATGGTGTTATCGGACAAAATGTACTTTCTTACTAAAGGAGAAAAATAATGGCTTCAGGATACCCAGCCGCAACGGGCGATGTATTTACTAGCGCAATGTACAATGGGTTAGTTGCCTATACTCTTAACGCGCAGACAGGCACAACATATACAACAGTTTTAACTGACTCATATCAAGTTCTTGTAACAATGAGCAACGCTTCTGCTAATGCTTTTAAGATTCCAACAAACGCATCTGTGGCACATCCAATAGGTACTGTAATTACAGTCCTTAACATTGGTGCAGGAGTTACAACAATTTCAGCTGTAACACCAGGAACAACAACTGTTTTATCTGTTGGTGCAACAGCAGCATCTCCAACATTGGCACAATATCGATCAGCGGCTTGTATTAAAACTGGTACAGATACTTGGTATATTGTAGGTGGCGTTGCTTAATGATTGCTAATACTGTCGCTGCTGTTCTTTTTTCAGCCCCTCAACCAAAAGCCACGGGTGGAACAATCACATCTGATGCAACATATTGGTACCACACTTTCACATCTAGTGGAACTTTTGCGCCATCAACAACTTTAAGTTGCGATTTGATAATCATTGCGGGCGGTGGTGGTGGTGGTGCTGAACAGGGTGCAGGCGGTGGTGCAGGTGGGCTGGTTTATCTAACAGCACAAAGTTTTTCCGCAAGTAAAACAGTAACTATTGGCGGCGGTGGTGGTGGTGCTACTACTGCTGGAAATGGTTCAGTAGGAACAGATACAACAGTTACAGGTTTTACCACAGCAGTTGGCGGTGGTTACGGAAAAGGAAATGCAGCAGGCGCAGGTGGTTCTGGAGGCTCAGGCGGCGGTGCTACTGGTGAAACTAGCGGAACAGTTTACAGCGGAGGTTCTGCAACATCTGGTCAAGGTTTTGCAGGCGGTAATGGTGGTTTTCGTTACAATCAAGGCGGTGGCGGTGGTGCTGGAGCCGTTGGTGGTAACTACACAAGTGGAAATCCTGGAGCAGGCGGTAATGGCGGAGCAGGAACAAATACTTATTCAGCGTGGGCAACAGTTACTAGCACAGGTGTAAGCGGTTACTACGCAGGTGGTGGTGGTGGTTCATCTATTGGAACAAAAGGCAATGGCGGAGCAGGCGGCGGCACAGCTGCTACTCAAGGTTCAAGTGCTGCAAATGCAACAGCCAACACAGGCTCAGGCGGCGGTGGAACAATGGAAAATGTTGGGGGACTTTACAAAGGCGGTAATGGCGGTTCGGGTCTTGTCATGGTGAGGTACGCAAAATGAGTCATTGGGCTGAAATAAACGAAGATAATTTAGTTATTCGTGTTCTTGTTGGTGACAATAATGAACCAGATGAAGGTCAATCATTCATGGAATCGCTCGGTGGTACCTGGATTAAAACTTCTTACAATGGGACAATTCGTAAAAACTTTGCCTCTATTGGATTTACTTATGATGCAGCTCGTGATGCTTTTATTGCTCCAGAACCAGAGGATGCAACAGGATTTGATGAAGAAACTTGTCGATGGATAGTTCCAAAGGTTGATCGTGAAGCCGATACTCTGTAAGGCAGGGCAACAACTTCGTGAACAAATCGATGATGCCTTTCCAGATAGAGATCGTAAGTCGGATGGTTGGATAGGCGATGCCGCACACTCCAATCGTAAGAGTGACCACAATCCCGATCCGTCTAACGGAATCGTCAGGGCTATTGATGTGGATAAGGACTTCGACTCACGCCCCAGCACAGGTGCTTATCTTGCCGACCAAATACGCCTATGCGCCAAGAAGGACAAACGGATTGCATATGTCATCTACGCAGGAAAGATTGCATCCAGAAAATCGTTATGGCGTTTTATCAAATATAAGGGAATCAATTCTCATCACGCTCATATCCATATTAGTTTTACTAAAGAAGGCGACCAAAACGGTAGCTGGTTCGATATACCGATGCTAGGAATAAACAGATGAAACTATCAAAGAACACAAAGAATGCAATCAAGTCATATCTCAAGGCTGTAGCAGTATCAGCAATTACTTTGGGACTTGCATTAGTTGCAGACATACGTCCGGAATATGCAGTCCTTGCTTCTGCGTTAGTAGCTCCTGTTGTCAAGTACCTTGACCCTACAGACGAGCAAATCGCATAATGAACGCCCTTAACTGGGCGGCTCTAGCAGTTGCAGTTATCTCTATCGTTACTGGCTTTGCAGGATCAGTCCGCTGGCTAGTCAAGCATTACTTGAATGAACTAAAACCTAATGGTGGTTCATCAATGAATGACAGATTGAATCGACTTGAAGGGCGTGTCGAAACAATCATTTCTTTATTGGAGAGGTGACAATTTAGTCATGGCAAGAAAAGCAACTAAGAAGCTAGTGGATGAAGGCTATTCCAAACTAGACGCATGGGCAATCGGAATACACGAGATGTACCGTGCATTACGCCGCGCAGGCTTCGATGTTGATTTGGCACTTGGCATAATTACAGAGAAAAACGCGTATCCGGACTGGATACTACCTGATCCAATTAACCCAAATATCCCAGAGCCAGACTGGTATGACGATGAGGATGAATGAAAAGAACTGTTGTAGTTCCAGACTTACAAGTTCCCTATCACGATCCAGTAGCAGTAAAAAATGTTGCAGCGTATATTAAAGCTGTACGCCCCGATTCTGTCGTCACTCTCGGTGATGAAATCGACCTACCACAGATTTCCCGATGGACAGAAAACACTCCAGGATGGTACGAACAAACACTAGCTGCTGACAGAGATGAAGCAGTCGAAGTTCTTTGGTCATTGGTTGAACACACCAAAGATGCTCACATGATTCGTAGCAATCACACAGACCGTCTTTACAATGTCATCATGAAAAAGATTCCAGCCTTTTTAGCATTGCCTGAGTTGCGCTTTGAGAAGTTTATGAAGCTTGATGAACTAGGCATTACCTATCACAAGAAGCCCTACTCGGTCGCTAGAGGCATTATTGCCCTACATGGTGATGAACAGTCCGTCAAGCCGACACCTGGTCTTACAGCCCTTGAGGCGGCTCGTAGGCATGGTATTAGCGTTATATGTGGACACACTCACAGAGCAGGTCAATCAGCCTTCACAGAGGCTTCTGGGGGCAAAATAGGGCGTATCCTGAGAGGCTGGGAAGGTGGGCATCTTATGGATGTCCGACAGGCTCATTACACTAAAGGCACAATGAACTGGCAACAAGCGTTCATCGTTATCGAGGAAATCGGTACGAATGTGCAGGTCAGCATCATTAACCTAGAGAAGGACGGTACTTTCGTTGTGTCAGGTAAGAGATACGGGCGCGCTCGGTAACGATGTCCTACGGGATATTGATGACCAGATGGATGACTCAGAATTGTTACCATTTCGTTATCTAAATCAACAGGGTAAATCCCACTAGCTGTGCGACACTTTTCCTGTTCCCGAAATACGGGGCAAGAAAGGGCTATATGAATTCTTTAACAATCCTTACAGTTGTTGGACTTTGCTTAGCAAATTACTTCACATTTAGATGGGGTCAGGAAACTGGCTACGATCAAGGGCTAGTCGATGGTCGCAAGGCCGTACGCAAGTATTACGAGCAGGTGGGTAAGTGAAAGCAACTGAGGCACTTATCAATGCAATCGACATCATGCAAGATCGTGGCAAGGTCTACGGTCATCCGAAAATCAATCAAGGTCGCATCGCTGCACGGTTATCCTGTTTACTTGATTACCCAATCACAGACGCACAAGCTGCTCTTGCAATGGTCGAAGTCAAGCTCGCAAGAATCACAGAAACACCAGGACACACAGATTCTTACATCGATGCAATAGCC